GTTGACGTTTCTAACGCGGGCCTGAACAGCGCTGTATCCATCAGCAACACAGGCTTTGAAACTACTGCTGCCGTTAGCAACGCTGGCATGGCTGGTATTGTTGACATGGGCAACGCAGGTATCAACGGTGTTGTCGATGTTTCTAACACAGGCATGAACGCTATTGTTACCCTAGAGCAAAGCGACAATGAGTTGATTGAGGCGCTGATGCAACAGTACAACACCACTATCAACAACTTTATTGATAACCCACTAACGAACACTTCTGTAACTGAAACCACTACTAACACTACGACTGTATGCAGCACTACGGTTGACGGTGTGGTTGTAACTGTAGCGTGTGACTAAATGAAGCCTCTAGGCGTACAAGGACTCTGGAAGGCGTTACGATCTGCTAATGGCCCAGCGCAGCATCTGCTGATGGGCATATGGGGACTTATTACCACTGCTGGGTTTTATGAGGTAGGCGTTCCAACAGCACTCCTTGTCGCTTGGGCTATTGCTTCGTTGGCTGTTGTTTACTGTACCGTATGGACAGATAAACCTACGTTGCTTAGATCGTTAAAAGTTGACACTATGTTTTCTATTATGGTGTTGACTCTGTATCTCTTGGAAGAGTACATGACAGGAATCACCACTCCTGTGTTCTTTGCAGGTAGAGTAGTTGCTGGGTCAGTTTTAATTATGCACGGGCTGTACTTAATTGATCTGGTGCAAAGACAAATACATGAATCGCTGTACATTGAGGAGCGGATAAAGAATGAATCCTGAAGCATTAATGCCGCTTGCTGTGGCGATACTAGGCTCTGCTGGTTTGTGGACGTATCTCAAGATGAGATCAGAACATAACTACAAAGCTGCGCTAGCAGAACGTGAAGACAGAGCAGAATTTAACGATACACTGAGGATGCAGGTGGAGCGGTTAAGCACCAAGCTAGACAAGTTAAGTGACGACAAGGAGCAGCTACTAAAAGAAATAGCCTCACTGCGTCACGAGCTAGGTGAAGCTAAGGCTACTATCAAGCACCTCGAAATGATGTTGATGAAGCACTGATGTTAGAGTTACTTGTTGGCCCTATAGCAGGGTTGTTAGATAAGTTCATACCAGACGCTGATGAGCGTAATAGGCTAGCGCATGAAATATCGACTATGGCTGAGAGACACGCCCACGAGTTGGCTAAAGCTCAGATACAGGTTAATCAGGAGGAAGCTAAATCGTCTTCGCTGTTTGTTTCTGGATGGCGTCCAGCGGTTGGGTGGATATGCGCTACAGGAATGGGATTTAATTTTATCTGCGTTCCTCTTGGGAACTTTGTTGCTGGTGTCGCTGGTTATCCTCTTGAAATCGTGGCTCTTGATTTAAGTGAGATGATGCCGGTGTTGATGGGTATGTTGGGCTTAGGCGCTATGCGCTCTTTTGAAAAGACTAAAGGCGTAGCGAGGGAGCGGTAATGGCTGACGATCTCAACAAGACTTGTAATTCATCCGAAATACCTGTCAAAACACAAAGCGATGTGGGAGAGGTTGTAGCTTCGTGTATGTCTATTGCCCAGTTTGAAGAAATGTTCTATACTTGGCTTACTAAGTATCAGGAAGACCAAGCCAGCGACGACATAGACAGAGTATTCCGTCAAGAAGAAGCCCAAGAATTACAAGCTATTTTAGATGGAATGGCTGACGGCACTAAAACTATTGAAGACCTTCTCGCGTTTGAGCCTGATTTTTTGCTTGATCTTCCTTCGTTTAACGACTGGTGGGACGAAGTTACTGCACCCGCTGACGACGGAAGTGGATACGCCGAAGGCGATCCGATAACTTGGGAAGATATGTCGGATGAGCAGAAGAACGCTCACGCTCTAAAGCGATACATACTTACAGGAGAAACTAATCCGTGGTACGACGGCATGACGGAGGAGCAGATACAGGCCGCATACGAGTACCTAAAAAACGACGGTGATCCTGCAGTATACGGGGATCAAGACGGTGTAGACTATACGTTAAATCCTGACACTGCTAATTGGAACGATATTGAAGAAGCTCTACTTGAGGCCGGGTACGACCAAGAGTTTATAAACGACCTTCTGTATCACCCTGAAAACGGTTTGTTGCATGATAGAACAAACCAAAACGCAGTAACACTAGAAAATATATTAGGTAATATTACAGGGCAAGTTTGGGATGTTCTTAAGCTCCCCACTGAAACTGACCAAGTTTCTCGTGTTGATATGGATGGCGACGGTGTTTACGACACTGTTGTTAGGTGCTATAAGGGTAGTGTGTTAGGATGTAGTCCAGACGATTACCAAATAGTCTATGGGGCAGAGATAGACACAACAGATCCAGTAGTTCAGGAGCAAATACAAAACGCTGTAATATTTGAAAACGCTAAAGCAACTGAAGGCTGGGAAGATTTAGAAGACTGGGAAAAAAATAAGGTACTTAAAGACTCTGGATACACTGGACCTTTCGTGTTTGGTGACGGGTCAACAGAACCCCCTCTCACGCCAGAACAAGAGCTAGAAAGAGACTATGGTGCTGAAGCTGTACAGAAGGCAACCGAAATATACAACGGAATCAAAGACACAATAAAAGGTGCTATAGACGATCCTATAGGCACTATCAAAAACATATTAGACAACATCCTACCGCAAATTCCAGAGGAGTGTATAAACGAAGGAGAAGCAGGAGTAAACTATCCTGAAGACTGGTGGAAAGACTGTACTAAATTAAGTGTGCTTCTTCCCGGTCTAAATATTCCTCTGCCTCCGGGAATGATTGACGTAAATACAACTGTACGTGACTTAGAGAACGCCGCTAAAGAAGTAGGCAAAACTCTAGAAGATTTATTTAATCCCGAAGACGACAGAACGATAGGTGAAATACTGTCAGACTGGGCTTCTGATGTTTGGGAAAACATTAAGGATACTTGGGAAGACCTAGAAGAAAAAACAGATGCTGGCCTAATAAACATCTTAATAGACATGGGCTACAGCATCTTAGGTCCGTTGATCTTTAGTCAAATCAAAGAAACAGTTATAGGCAACACCAATCCTTTTGCTTTTGTTCAAAACTGTTACGACGGTGATTGGGCGCAACAAACGTCAGAAAACCAAGCGTTCTGTGATGAGGCTTTAAATGAAGGCGCGTTAGTTAGGTGTGCAGACGGCTCCTACAAAAAAACGCAAGCTGAGTGTGCAGAAGGTGTGTTTGGTTACTGTTCTGACGAGGTAACACCAAAGACAGACGAAGACGGAACTGAGTGTCCGGGCTACCAAGCTCCTTTTGATTGTTCTTCCGTAGGACGCAAGGATCCAGAAGACGGTTCTACTGCTTATTCTGCCGCTGATTGCTCACAAGAATGTATAGACGCTGAAAACCAAGAGTTGAACGCAGAATCAGGTAACTGTACTGACAAAGACCCTTTATCAACCAACGAAGAAGACTGTGCGAATAAAGGCCTAAAATACGACAGCCTAAACGACGAGTGCTTAGACGAGTGTGTAAACCCCGAAGAAGCGCCTACTGGTCCTAACGGAGAATGTGAGCCAACAACAACTTGGACAAATAGTGGACCTACAGAAGAGACTTGCGCTTCTAGAGGTAAGTCGTTTATTCCTGCTGATGAGGCTAATCAAAAGAACAGCGAGTGTGGGGACTGTTTAAACGAGGGCTGGACACACGACGGAGTAGGGACTAACTGTTACGACCCTAATCCTGAGCCAGAGCCTTGCCCCGGAAATCAGCAAAGGTTTGACGGAGAAAACTGTGAAGAGCCTTGTCAGTTTGACACAACGATAGCCGCAAGCGATGCAAACTGTATAGATCCTAATACTGGAACAGGACCAAAAGAAGGAGATCCTTGTACAACTGAAGACGGTAAAAATGGGACTCTTCAGCCTGTACAAACATTAGGCTTTGGACCTTCAGCAGAATCAACAGAATTAGAGTGTGTGGAGCTTCCTGAAGAAATAACTCAAATAGAGTGTCCAGAAGGTACAGCTAAAGCTGGACAAATGGTTGATGACATAAACGATTGTGGCTCTGTGCAAGTTAATCCGTGTGATGATGCTACGTATGCTGCAAATAACCCGTTAGAATGTGGAGAAGATCCGGAGTGTAACGACTGTAGTTGCGCAGAGTACGCTGCTGCAAATCCAGAAGAATGTGGTGAAGTTGTCATTAATCCATGTGATGATGCTGTATATGCAGCGGAGAATCCGTTAGAGTGTGGCGGTGAAGAAGAAACCTGTGAGAACGGAGCAACAGACTGGCCCTTATGTTCTGAGTGTCCTGATGGTACTGCAACATCACCAGAGGTTCCTTGTCCGGGGTCGGAATGTGTGGATTGCACCTGTGCAGAGTACGCTGCTGCAAATCCAGAAGAATGTGGGGGGACTGAAGAAGAGGAAGAGGAAGTAGAAGGCGGCGGCTTCGGTGGCGGCGGCTTCGGTGGCGGCGGCGGAGGTTCAGGTATGTTTGAGCCATTTACTGCCACCATCTCAGGAGACCCGCAGTTACTAGCAAGACGGGAGTTCCCAATTACAGACTACTTAGCAGGACTATTTAAAGGTATAGTATGACATATTTAGACATAGTAAACAATGTCCTGAGACGCCTCAGGGAAGATGAGGTATCTAGTGTACAGTCTACAACGTACAGCAAGATGGCTGGTGATTTTGTTAACGACGCAAAAAAGATTGTAGAGGACGCTTGGGACTGGTCAGCACTTAGGACTACCCTTACGGTTACAACTTCTGTAGGAGTGTTTAACTACGCTATGACAGGAGCGGGTAACGAATTTAAAGTTCTTAATGCGTACAACGATACGGACAACTGGGATTTACAGTACCAGACTCCTTTGTGGTTTGACCAGAAGTATATGAAAGAAGAGCCTCAGTCTGGTTCTCCTCAGTACTATACGTTCAACGGGGTAAACTCAAACGGCGACACTCAAGTTGAAGTGTACCCTAAGCCTGATACAGCAGGTGTTGATCTCCGCTTTAACGTAGTAAACAGAGGACAAATTACTGATTTTAATGGAAGCATTATTCGTCCTAAAGAATTAGTCAACGACAGTGACCAGCTTATTATCCCTAGCCAACCAGTAATTCACTTAGCTATTGCTATGTTGGCTCGTGAGCGTGGCGAGACAGGCGGTACATCAGCACCTGAGTACTTTGGTATTGCTGACAAGTATCTGTCTGATGCGATTGCTCTGGACGCACAGAAGCATCCTGAAGAAGTTATCTGGTACACTCCGTAGGAGATTAGTGAATGGCACAGCCACTACAAAGCATTAATCTAGTTGCTCCTGCGTTTAAGGGAGTTAACACAGAAGATTCTCCGATTGCACAAGATCCGTCTTTTGCTGATGTCGCAGATAACGCTGTTATTGACAAACGTGGACGTATTGCTGCACGTAAGGGTGTAGACTTGTTGACTGCTGTAAACACACCTCTTGGGTCTGATTACGCTACTAAGATTCACCACTTTTACGATGATGCTGGTAACGAGGAAATTTTTGTTGCGGGTAACAACAAGATATTTAAGACGACACAGACGACTAACCCTGATGACACGCTAACTGACATAACTCCCGGCTCGTACACTATTACAGCAGACAACTGGAAGATAGTCAACTTTAACGACAAGGCTTACTTTTTCCAGCGTGGACACGAGCCTCTTGTGTACGACAATGCGACAGGACTCAGGACGTTTGGCACCGCAACCGGCAGCAGCACCAGTTCGGATCTGTACTGCCACGAAGCTCTTGCAGCCTACGGTAGACTCTGGATCGTTGATAACGCAGCAGACACGCAGACTATCTATTGGTCTGACCTGCTGATAGGCACAGACTTCACTGGTGGCTCCAGTGGTTCTATAGATGTATCTAAGGCGTGGCCTGATGGATACGATGAAGTACGGGCTTTGGTTGCTCACAACAACAACCTAATTATATTAGGCAAGCACAGCATACTTGTATACTCTAACGCCTTTAGCCCTGCTTTGATGGCTTTGGCTGACACTATAGCGGGTGTTGGGTGCATCTGTAGAAATTCTGTTCAACACATAGGCACTGACGTACTGTTTATGTCTAACTCTGGTTTACGCAGCTTTGGACGAACGATACAAGAAAAATCTATGCCTCTGTCTGACCTTAGCATCAACGTAAAGACTGAGATTATTTCGTTAGTAGAAACACGAACCGCACCAACAGCTTCTATATACAGTCCTGAGAACTCGTTCTATTTGATTACGTTCCCAGACACACAAACCACGTACTGCTTTGACTTAAAGGGTAGGCTAGAGAACGGAGGCTACAGAGTAACACGATGGACCTCTGCTCCGTTTAAGTCGTACGAGAGAAAGACTGACGGTACACTTCTAGTAGGAACTGATGACGGTGTAGGTGAGTACGCTGGGTACACTGATGAGTACAACAACGCTGGTACTATTACACCCTCAAGCTACCGCTTCAGGTACTACAGCCCCGGACTAACCTTTGGTGATCCGGCGAAGACTAAGTTGCTAAAGAAGATAAGGCCTACGCTGGTTGGTGCTAACAGTGCTACCGTATTTATCAAGTGGGCTTACGACTTTGGCACAACTTATAGTACGCAAGAGTTTACCGTTGGAAATCAGGTTCCGTACTACTTTAACGAACCAACTTCAGAGTACACTGTTGCTGAGTTTACAGGAGGTTCTACTACCACTAGGCCACCTGTAAATACCACAGGCGGCGGTACAGTAATTACTATTGGTCTTGAGTCAGAAATAAACGGTTTTGCTTTATCTCTCCAAGAAATCAACGTATTAGCACTTATGGGTAAAACAATATGAGCAACTATACAAAGACAACTAACTTTGCTGCTAAGGATAGT